GGTTTGTCGCCGGCTGCGGCTACGACCCCCTCAACCCTCAAGACCGCAACCGCCAATCCGCCTACGACCGATCATGCCAGACCCGAACCAAAAAGACGACGAGCTTCACGTATTTGAAGAAGAGCCCGTTCTGGACGACCGAATTTCTGCCGCTAATCGCGCGGCTGAAAGCACGGAAGCAGTCCTAAGCCGCGCCAAGTCCGTTTACATTTCAGCCGGCGACCTGCGGCTGATGGCAAAATCCGACACATGCTTCCAGCGAATCCTGAAGGAAATCAACGAAGTGGCGACGACTCCGCTGGCAACCCAGCAGGAGCAGAGCATCGCGTGGAAGAAAGTGGTGGATGCCTACGAACTCTGGATACCGCTGGCGATGTCGCGCAAAAGCCGGGAGGCGAAGATAGTGACGCTGGAAGCGGAGCTGAACGAGCGCCTGGTGAGGCTCCAGCAAACGGCAACATTCAGCCGTATTCACCGGGTGAGGCTCAAAATGGGGAAACAATTTTCGCGGATGGCGATAAAAGCGGAGATGACCCCAAAGAAAGAGTCACCGCCGGAGATATTGGTAAGGCCCTGAAGCTGTGTGACGGGAATTTCGTGGTAGCTGCAAAGGTCTTGGGGATGAGTTTGGGGGCCGTGCAAGCCCGCGTGCAGAGCAACCGGCAGCTTCGCTCAATTTGGATTCAAAAGGACCAGCAACCGATGACCCTGATGGAGACACTGGCCCGCCCGCCGTCTCCGGTTGTCATGACGAACTCGCAACTCGCCGACGCGCTGATGCGGCAGAATCGCGAGATCATGCGAAACGGTCTGCGGAAGGCCGGCATAAAGGACAGCACGCTTGAGAAGTTGAAAATCTTTGAGGAGTTCGCGCCGAACGCCGGGGAATACCTCATCGCTTCGATGGACCTTAGCCACCGCATGATGATGTTCTCGACCGTTAAACTCCAGGAGCGCGCGCTGGCAATCGAAGAGGAGTATCTCGACAACGCGACCCTCGACGAGGAGATCAAGCTGCAATGGCAGCAGGCTTACAACGAGATCGTTGACCTCATAGGAAAGAACTTTGAGCGCACCCTCGCCGCCACGCAGGCGATGGCGAAGATGATGGGCGGCAAGGACGACGAGAAGGCAGCCAAACCCCAAACGAAATTCGGCGCGTTGCAAAAGCGGAAACCGAAGTAATGGCGCTCAAGATCGACGGGAAAGCATTCGCGCAACTTGGGAAGATTCTCCAACCGCCGGAGCCGCCGCCGCCGCCGCCGAAGAAAAAGAAGCGAGGGGCGAGCGCGAGCGAAGGATGGGCTCCCTCCCTGACGCCGAAGCAGCAAGAGGCGTTCGATTCTTCGGCGCGCTACATCCTCGCGTATGGCGAGAAAGGTTCCGGGAAATGCACGTCTCCCGATTCTCAGGTTTTCACCGGAGACGGGTTGATGCGGTTGCGACGGATCGCGGACAAGACTCTCAAGTTGGACGGACTCAACTCAATCGCAGTCGATGTGGTCGGTTGGGATGGCGCTAAACCCGTGCGGGCAAAGACATCTCATGTTTGGATCGAACCGAACAATGATGCCCGCAGGGTCTCGCTGGCACATGGCGGAGAAATCATAGGTAGCCCGCGTCACCCTATTTGGGTCTGCTGCTCGGCGGGTGGTCGGACTAAATTCGGATGGAAGACAACAGCGGAAATGGAAGCCGGCCTTGAGAAGGGGGAGCGATACTGGACGCCGCTGCTCGCGCATCCGTCTTTCACGAAAACCGAACTTCAAGCGTTGATGGGAATCACGATCACGCCTGTGTTCGCCTACACGCTTGGGGCGCTTTGCGGCGACGGCTCATTAAATGTAGCCGCCGACGACCGGTCTCTCGCCTTCTCCAACACCGACCCTGAATGCCTCGCGATGGTGAGGCGTGGATTGGCTCAAGTCGGCGCGTCGCTATCGCGCTCGGGAAAGAGTTGCAGTTATTACATTGTAAAGGCCCGCGCCCTTCGCCGTTTCATTATCGAGACCGGCATGGCGAAGTTGAGCTACCACAAGCGCATCCCGGACGTTATCATCGAAAGCCCCAAGCCCGTCCTTGCAGCGTTCCTCCAGGGTCTCTTCGACACGGATGGCACGGTCGATAAGGCGGGCAACGTCAGCTTCACGACAACCTCGGAATGGCTCGCTTTGGATGTTCAGTGGGCATTGCAGGCGCTGGGCGTCCTTTCGATCCGCAGGCCAAAAAAATCGGCTAGCGGAAACCCGACATGGAACGTCAATGCGTTTGGTAAATGGGCGCGAGAGTTCGGGCGGATCATCGGGTTTTCCATCTCCCGTAAGCAGGAGCGGATTCACCGCCTCCCGAAGGTTTCCTCTCTGTGTCCCAAGGGGGACAACGCAAACCGCTATGGATTGCCGCTCCCTATCTGTGCAGAGATAAGAAAACTTTGGACGGAGTTCCTTGCGCGTGCGCCACGGTCGAGAGCGTGGCACAACGAGCACCGTCGTTACGCATCGGCATTCAAGGGTTGTGTTCCGAGCGCGGCTAAAGTGCGCGATATGCTCGCGCTCGTCGGGATTGAGCAAAGCTCACTTGCCCAATACTTCGTGTCTGAAAATTGGGTTGAAGTAACCCATGTCCATAAGTGTCAGTCTGAGCTGATGGACCTTTCGGTGCCCGCGACCGAATCGTTTCTTGCGAATGGAATGGTTCAGCACAACACGATCGGACTCCTGCACAAGATGGTGCGGCACGCCTACGAAAACAATAATGCCCTCTGCCTTATTGTCGTCCGCGTGAAGTCGATGGCGACCAAGGGCGGCGCGTTCGACAAGCTCAACCACCACATCTTGCCCAGGTGGCGCGACGGCAACCGCGACTCCAAGACCGGCGAGCTGATCGATGACGGCCTGCAAATAGAATTTTCGGAGGTGAAGTATGACGCCCAGCACAACGAATACATTTGGGTCGAGAACCGCCACGGGAATTGGTCGATGGTGGTCCTCATCTCGGCGCAGCACTCGCACCAACTGCGCGAACGCATCCGGGGCTACGAGCCGTCGTTTGTGCTGGTGGACGAATTGACCTCGTGCGACACCATAGAATACCTCCGCGCCATCGCCGCGCAGATCGGACGGCGCGAAGGCATCGACGGGCCGCAGCAATACACCGCCGCCTGCAACCCCGAGGGACCGAGCCATTGGGTCTACAAGGCTTGGTTTGAAGACCCCTTTGATCCTACGACCGGCGAGTGGGACCCGGACTACCACAAGATACACGTCCCCATTGAGGACAACCGGAAGAACCTCCCGGATGGCTACCTCGAAAATCTTGCGAAGCTCTACAAGAGCGACCCCATCGAAGCGGCGCGGATGCTTAATGGCGTATGGGTCGAACGTCCGAGCGGTGAGGCGTTGTTTCTCGACGTATTCATCCCCACGAACCATGTGAAGCCCGCGCCCGGTTCGCTGGACCGCATCATGCCGGAGCCCGATTACCCCATCATCATCGGCATGGACCCAGGCGCGACGAACAACAGCTATTCGTTCATGCAGTGGTATCCGGTGGACGGCGCTATGAAGTGGATCGTGTTCGACGAGATCGTCTACACGCAGCGGAGGATCACCTACCGCATTTTGGTCCCGTCAATCCTTCGTCGGCTCGCCCACTGGAATGCCTGCGTTTTCGGCCATGGGGTGAAGAAGCGGTTCCGTGTGGCGTGGAACTCGGACACCTCGGCCTTCAACCAATTCCGTGCCGCGCAGGGAAGTTTCGACGCCATGGAGTTCGAGAAGATCGCGAACGCCAAGGTGGGCGGATTGCCGCCGCTGCACGAGACGCTCGGCGTAGCGAAGATGAAGATAACCCCGGCACCCAAGTTCCAAGGGAGCGTGATCGCCCGGGTGCGCCTGACGATGGACCTGCTCTCCGAGGACCGCCTGCTAGTATCCGCCGGATGCCCGCGCCACATCGAGATGTTCCAGAAGTTGGAGAGCGAGAAGTGCAAGCCCGGGCAGCCTTACGACGGCGAGCTGGCCCTGACGCCGCGCCGTTCCGCGCATCTTCACCCGTTCGACTCGATGAGCTATCCCCTTCTGACCGGCAGCATTGTGCCGCAGTTGCTCAACCCCGCCGAGGAATCCTCCGGCGCTCAGTCGATGTTTACCATTGGCTCTTGACTCTCGCCATCGTTGCTTAACTCCACAAGTTACATTCCCGCATACTATGAAACCACAGCGCCTTACCCTCGATCTAAAGAAAAATCCCGAGGTCGCTGACCTCGTCGCCGACCTAGAACCCGCCGATAAAATCGACGCCTGTTTCCGCATCGTTTCCAAGGACGATCAGTCCGTGATCGTCGAGCTTGTGAGCGTCGATGAATACAGCGGCAAAGACGACGACGACGACGAGGAGTATGACAAAAAAGACAAGACCAAGACCGACGAATCTCCGGCGGTGAAGGTCGCGAGCGGGATGAACTTCGGCAGCGATGACGACGAGTGAGGCTAAGCACATATTTAAGCCGGTCCTTCTGAACCGCCTCTCTAAATATGCGACCGCAACCTCGCTCTATTTCGACATCCATTATGCCCAACTCGGTATCATTCCACGCTGGGACTGGCAGCGTTTCGTGCGTCTTGCCATTTTCCTCGAACTCACGGTCCACGAACTCGGGTCCCTCGTTTGTGTTTCACACGCATCCCTCCAACGCAGTGAGCAAAGCAACCGCTTCCACGGCTCAACCGCCTTGGTCCTTACACTCCTCGAAGCGCAGGCGATGAAGGACTACGGCGGCGACGTAATCAGCAATCCGATCCCCAAGTCCCATGATCCATCGCAAGGTTCTTGATCACAAAGGCTGCACCGCCGACCGCCTGCGTGCGATCTTCACCTGCAAGGACGAGACGCACGCCGACTTTGCGATCAAGAAGCGGTTCCAGAACCGCATCAAGTCGCGCCTGCCCGATGGTGTGACCCGTTGCGCCAAGCGTTCGCAAATCTGGCGGGCGGTTGACATCGCTTGGGACTCCACGCCGATCCAGCCGCAGACCATTCCGCTGCTGCTGTGGGCGCAGAAGAAGATCAAGATGGAGAACTTGGTCAAAGACCTGGATAAACTCCAACTGGCCGACCAGTTCATCAAGCCGGGTAAGGCGGGCGCAATGGTGGTCGATATGCCCCGGCTCTACGAGGTCTCGATCAACCTGATCCGAAGTTACATCACCCGTCGGCAAGCCGCGCAGACCGCGCGCTACTCGAATATCTGGCCGTATTTCCGCTACGAACCGCGAGGGACCGACCTCATTGCGAAGCTGCGCGGCGACGCGCTCTCGCAGCGCATGGATGTGATGGTGGACGCCTACAATTACCGGCACTTCT